CCTAATGATGTAAGCATTGACATAATGGCAGACAGTAATGATGTACTGCCGACCATAGCCCAGTTAACACCGCCCATTGTTGCCGTCGTGCCGATTGTAGCAACCGCTACCTGGCAAGCCGTCTTGATTGCTCTAACCAATGCCGCCTTTAACCAGTTAATCCAATAAGTCTTATCTTTCATTTGATTTCTCCTCTAGGGAAGTAACTCTGCCCTCAATCGCTGTAACGCGATGCTCAACACTATCAATCTGTCTCGATGAGTCTTTCAGGTTCTGTTTGATCTCACTGACTGACTCTTTAAGGTTGTCTACAGACTGGAGCACTCGTCCGGTCTGCTCAGCATTTTTGGCATTGCCCTTGCTGACTGTGTATAAATTGAGCCCAAACCCAAGCGCCGCGATCAGCAATGATGCATATACAGGGTCTATCATCTTATGGACCCTCTTACATCAGCTCATTAACTCTAGCCTGTACCTGATCGTACAGATCGCCAAGAGCCGCCCGACGATCATCGCCATTACCAAATTCGCCGGCGATAGTACGCCGTGCCAGATCATCAATATCTGCCGCTGGCTGAGACTGTGCCATAAGCTCATTGACGCGTTCCTGAACTGCATCGTAGTTGTCGCCAAGAGCATTCCGGCGGTCTTCACCGTTTCCATACTGGCCAGCAATTACTGCATTGGCCAACGCGTCAATATCAACGGATGGTGCAGCAGATGAACCACCAGCAAGGATCTCATTTACTCTTGCCTGTACCGCATCATAATTGCTACCAAGTGCAGCACGTCTTTCATCACCATTGCCATATACGCCGGCAATAACTTCCTGTGCAAGTTCTTCAATGGAAGCATCTGCTGAAGGCTGTGCCGGAGTAGGACTTACGCCTAACCTTGCATTTACTTTCTCTGCCAATTCAGGGAATCTGTTATGGAATGGTTCGCCTGGGCAATCAGTGTTAGCGAACATTCTATGTTCGGTAAGTGATCCATTAGGCGTTCCATCATAGTTCAACGAGAATCCATATCTCTGGCAAATATCAACGCAGAGGTCTACCAGAGCGTTAAATGTAGCATCAGAGATATTCCAATTTCCATCACAATCAGAACATTCAATGGTAATTGCGTTCTTATCGTTATCCCATGAGCTAGAGGTCCATGCTCTGTTCTCTTCTTCGACTTCGCAATCAATATCACCATCTACGCCAATACAATAATTGGCACTAGCCTGGCGAGGCGTGCTCTGCAAATATGCTCCACATGCTGCACCGGGCATAACGCCGGCCATGTGATGAGGCGTGATCTTACAGATAGGATTACCATTTCTGCCGTTATACTTATCTGTAAAATGTGTTGAATTAACAAGCTTTGAAAATGTCATTTTGTTGCCTCCTTATCTACCTCTTCCGGCGTATCGTTTCCTTTGCCGTTTTCAAACTCTTCATTTACTGCTTCTGTTACTTCTGAATTTTCTTCTGGTCCCATAAATGAGCCTTTCCTTTCTATTTCTCGAACTTAAAAGCACGTTCCGCATTTTCTGCCAAACGTGCTGATTCTTGCTTATCGCAAACTGAGATTTTAGACTGCTGAATAATAGAATCTTGCTTACGGATGCACTCAATGAGCGTTTCACACACATCACATAAGATCTGCGTTGACTCATCCGGCATTATCTGGATCCTTATCCAGCAATTCTTGGACTTCTGTTTTCCAATGCTCTGGAACATCTGCAATGGTCATTACATGGCCATCCCACATTCTTTTTGCCTTGATCCAACGATAATAGATCTTTGCCATTAATTAGTACCTCCAATCATATTTGCAAGCTCCATACTTGCTGATTCAAGATCCTGCAGTCTCTGCTCTAGCACAGACAAATGTTGTGGCTTGTAGTTGAGATAATTCTGTGGATTTGCTTCGATATCCGAAACCTTGAGATTTTCTGTGGCATCGTGAAACTCGTTGAAATCATATTCGTAAAAAATAACTTTGTTCCCTTGATCGTCGGTTTCTTCACCTGTAGTTCCATTCAAAAACAGTTGGACATAGGATGTACTGCCATCGGTGATAATCATGACCGGATCCATTTGATGCGAGAATTTTGCTTTCATTGCTTATTATCCTCCTTGCGCGTTTAGCACTTTTCTTCCAACCATATTTTTGCCGGAAGTGATACGAATCTGTAAATTTGATATTGGTACTATGTGAAACAAGATTCTGAGCATTCTCAAATGAAGGATTTCTATTGAAATCTCTTATTGCTTTTCTTGTTTTCAAATAATTGCATCTACGCATCTTGATATATTCTCGGCTTATTTTAAAGCCAACAGCATCAAGTGCTGAGTTTGAACAGTCAAGAGTAGTCCAATCAGGTTTGAAGTGAATTCCCATATTGTTGTTCAAAAATTCCATTGCCATTGATTCTGCTTTGTGCAGATCTCTTGCATTATCTGAGAACATGAAGACATCATCCATGAAAATCAAAATGTGTTTAACAAGGTTCACTCTCTTTGGTTCACGTTTTCCATGAACTTTATAGCATCCTTCCGTGACGTAATGATAGAGTCTGGACATATACAATTGCAGCAGTGCAATCGATAATCTTGACCCAATTGGAATGCCGCCGTCTGGACAGCTGTGATGGATCAGTTCTCCGATCAACCAGATCAGAGAATCGTTCTTCACTATCTTTTTCAAATATTCCATCAATTTTCCCTGCGGTATTGATGGATAGCATTTCTTAATATCTGATTTTGTGCAGTATCTTGAATCTCTCATGAACAGCTGCAATTGTTCTCTTGCCCATGTTTGCCCTTTTCCTACCACACATCCAGTCTGATAATAACCAATTCGCTGCATTGCATCTTTCAATGCATTTGTTGCCACATAATCAAAGAACTGCTGCCAAAGATCTTCAACAGCAAGCTCTCTCAGCTTTCCGTTGTTCCTATCACGCACAGTTTTGCGATAAATTGGAGGCAGATTCAGATTGCGGTTGATGATGCATTCCTGCATCTCTATGGCAATGTTTTCAACAGTTCCGTATGTTCTTATGATTCTCCGAGTATCTGGTCTTGTTTGATCTACCTTGTGCTTATGGTCAAGACAATCCCATATACAGTATTGAATAAAATCTAAATCTGTAATATCAACGTCTTTACAATAACGTTTTGTCATTGATTGTTTTCCTGCTATCCAGCGTTCACTTTTTACTAGCCGGATCCTTCGTGATTCGGATTAAGTTTGGCCGTTCCGGCCAGGATAAGAAGATGCACTACTTTTCTGCTATCTAAACAGTTTTTAACAATTAACGCGGGAGCCGATGTTGACGTTAGCGTTGGAAAGAGCATTCCTGCCATTGAGGTTGCACAAACCATCATTCGACCCGTTGTTCAGGTTACCCAGCGACTGGCACAGCGCCCGCATCTCCCTACCCTTTAAATCATTATGCAAAGGGGATTCTCCCCCTTGCGAACCTCCTTCGAAGGGGCCAATCAATCGCGGGAGCCGAAGCTGACGTCAGCGCCGGAAAGAGCAGTCCAGCCACCGAGGGCGCACAAACCATCATACGACCCGGTGTTCAGGCCACCCAGCGACCGGCACTCTCTAAGAGTGCCATCGGCAACGCCTGTTCCACCATTCCAATGATAAGCACCATTTCCCAGTGAAGACCCAGCGCCAACTTCTTTGTGATAAAAAGCACCAGAGGCAAGATCCATCATTACATTGCCAACCCACTGATCGTTTTTGAATGCATCACATGTGCCAACAAGGCGATATCCTGTGTGAGCATCCTTAGTATGAGCCGTTCCTTTATCTGCAACATAAACTCTCCAACTATCAGAAAGGAAATCGAAAACAGTATCGCTGGCCACATTCCAAAGACCGTTCATCATCTCAATTCCTTCAATTCTAAACGCATGTTTTGCATCTGTGTTTGAAAGATATGATCCATCATAATGGCCAATAACGGCATCCGTCTGTCCAGATGGGCACGCAGATCCGCAAAGATATAATGCGGTTGTGGTATCGAATGTTGCACTTACATCTAGCGTAACGGCATCATATGTCGTTCCACTGATTGATACAGATTCAACTTTCAGAACCTTTGCCCAAGATACAAGAGACCCATTCAGCCAGCAAGAATCCTTTGCTCCGATAGTGACACCATCACCAACCTGGAAGCCAGATCCAGCAGCCACTAACGCACGCTTCGTGCCTGTCTCTGCATATGCAATTGCTACGCTCTTATAGAATGTATTGTTTCCTTGAAAGATATATGATTCATTTTTTGTCTGATATTTAATGATAAGATAGATCAAGCATAAAGTGTTAATGTTAAGGCCACCGCCCCAATATCCTGATCCTTTCGCCTGATAATTTGTAACATTGTTATCATAACTTGCATTATTTGCAGGTTTCCCTGGCTGAGATCTCAGCTTGCCATCTGAGGCAACGATAGATGCGTAAGAAGAAACAACAAAGTAAGGAAGGACAGTTCCATCTGATTTAACCGCCATGCACCATGGGACCAATCCAAGCTCCTCATGAGGGCTATCTGAAAAGATCAGTTCATAATAAGTGTCATGTTCGTTATAAGCCCAATAGAAAGTTGGAAGGACCGTTCCGACATCAGCTGATCCAGTAGATGCATATCCTGGCATCCCTTCTAAAGCAGAAATGCGTGCTGTACCGTCAGAATCTCTTGTGTAATTGCAATGTGACCATTTGAATACGCGATAATTATCCATATACGGATCATTGCCTGAAACTGAATCTGTGAATGGAGTGGCTGCACCTTCTGCATTTGCATCCAATGCCGGACAGGTTGATGAAGAATTTGATGATGTTTTATAAATTTTTCTTCTCCATACTTTACCGGTCCTATTCGAAACAATTCCAGAAATCAAGCCAATCTCAAGATCAGAGAAGCCAGGTGTAATGCCTGCGGATTTCTCCTGTGCAGTAACAATACGATCAAGCAGACTGAGCTCCTTTTCTTTTTGTCCAAAGGACGGGAATAATTCATCTACGCTCATTATTTAACCTCCGAGAATCTCATTCCAGGGATCCCATTATTACCAAATAATTCATATGCATATGTCTTTCCGTCAACGGAAATCGTGTTGTTTGTTGCAAGTGCGTGGATTGCGGCCGCACTATCGGCCGCTTGATCAGCACTGGTCTTTGCATCGGCTTCTGACTTTTGTGCCACAGTCGCAGAAGCTTCTGATTTTACTGCAGAAGCTGCGGCATTGGCCGCGGCATCCAATGCTGTTTGTGTGGCCTCTTTAACAGCCGCACGCATGATTGTATTGATGTTCGTGATGACCGTCTCTGATTGGATCCCGTTTTCAATCGGACTGCGTTCAACTCTTAAAACAAAATTTGCAGTGCCGATGTCGATTCCATCTTTTGCAAATCTGATCTCGCATTTAACATCGCCAGAAACAGGTGTCAACTGTTCTGCCGTATCAAACGATATTGACCCATCTCCAATAGTTATTGGTGTAATGTAAATTGTTCCATCTGGTTTCAAAGCGTTTAATGTTCCACTATAACCATTCAAGTCAAATGGAACACTACCATCTGAAATTGAAACGTTCATTGTGCGGCCTATGTCATATTGGCTGCATTTTAGGCACTCCAATGAAGATCCAGGCATAATATCGACTGATATTGTTCTTTTTTCCATATTCCCTTTCTATCACGGATGCCAAGTAATGACTCCGTTGCGTTTCGTACATATTTGATATGTACCATCTGCAGCGCCACCAAAACAGATATTTCCGTTTGGAGCTATATCGATCAAATAGGAAGCACCAGAAGCGAGAACGCTGTTTGACACACCCATGCTTGGTTGTTTTGTATCGTACAGATAGACGGAAACGTTGCTTGTAACATCACCGTTATATGAACCACCGAAAACTTGTGATGCAGCTCCAGATGTACCACTGATTGATATAGTCCCAACATTTGTGCTGTCAATCGTCACTGTGATGCCAGAACCTTGATTGTCGGAATAGATAGAAGTATCAACCTTCCATCCAATCGTTACTTTAATGTAGGTTCCATCATCTGCTGCAGTTCCGTCCGATGTGCAATGGTAAGCAGTCAATGATGTGATCGTTGGAGCAACATAAGCCAGTTTCCAGTTTGCAGTTAATGTCAGAGCATAATTTCCTGTAAACTGACTATTTGGATAATATGTTACACCATCAGAACCTGACCATGACACAAAGTCATACAAAGTTCTTGATGGAACTGCTGATGTGATTGTCAGTGTCTGTCCATAGGTCTTTGTTTGATTGCTTGGTGCATTGGAACCACCATTGGCATTGAATGATACTTGCCATGTATTAATTGACCAAACTGCTGTCAATGTCAGTGCATAGTTCCCTGTGAAAGTCTGTCCTGCTGAATAATTATTTCCATCACTTCCATGCCAGTATTGGAATGTGTATCCGGTTCTGGATGAATTACCAAGAGTAATGTTCGTTCCATAGTGTTTATTCTGTGAAGATGGTGTTGAACCGCCGGCACCATCATATGAAACTGTCCAATCACGGGTGATTTTTGTTAATGTTATCGCTCCGTAGTATCTATCACTTGACCCCCACACATAAGGGTCTCCAGAATAGTTACCAGAACCTCTATCCATTCTGATATTGAATCCAACTGTTCTTGAACCGTCATCCTCGTGGTATACATTAACGTACCCATCTTGATATAATAATGCGGTTCCATTTGTAGCCCCGCTCGGAAGAGAAACATTACCGGAGAAGATATCCGTATTATTTACATTTGCAGTGGCAACTCCAGCAGTATCTCGTGTGGACCCGCTAAATCCGATATTGCTGTTATAGACTACGCCAATCCAAACATAACATCTAGAGTAATTTTCGTTTGCATTAACGCTGTCTTCTGTGACTTTGATTTCAAGATTGCAGGTCAACCTACTATCAAAAACAGCACTTGCACCACCATTTATACTAGCCATTCAATCGCCTCAATTCGTTATGTAGTTTAATGACAGATGTTCGTTTTGCCTTACGTGGAATTGATAATATCCGGAACTGTTCGCGCCATATTTGATGTTCAACGCTTGGAAGAACTGAGCACTCGCTATGAACAGTTCCTTATTTGTGATATAAGCAACCTCAACTCCGTTATCATAAAAACTGATCTTGTTCGCAGACATGACCAGCTTCATAGATGCAGTTTCATTACCAATTAAGACAGAACCATCCGGCTGAATTGTGAAGTATTCCGAAAGACCCATGTGGAATATCCCATTGTCAAGATCCCAGTAGTTTACGCCTGTCTTATCGCGGATGACACCGACCTTGATCAATGCTGCGTTCATGATTCCAATGGTTATAAAATTCGCATTAAAATGACCGTCATTTGTCGCAGCGACATTGAATTTCTCTGGACTATATCCTTCTGTAGAAAAACCGATTCCTTCTTTGTTCCATCTGCCAACCAATTTCGCTTTTGTTAGATCAGGATCGTCAGAGACAACAAATTCATCTGGCATCCCATCTCCGTCAGTATCTATGACGCGAGCACATCCACCTAGATTTCCGGTGATCAACTTTGCAGCATAAGCCATGGCATTGCTCATTGTATTATCTGTTACCGCAGAATCTGCAGTCTTTTTAATATCCAGAACACTACTTGCAAAATCGCTCTTTGCTTCTCCAATATCGACAGTGATGTACCTTTCGTGTAAGACATCCCAGTCATATTTGATACATTTTGCTTTTTGATCAATTCCATAGCTGCTGAAATAAACAGAAACAGTATCGCATAGATTGACTGAATTACCGATTGCTTTATTAGTGCTTGGATCGAACGACAACGTTATGCTGATCTTAGGCTTACCAACATCATTTTCTGTGATGTATTTATTTGAATAAGCATCAAGTTGTATGATGGTTGGATCTGTTTGGAAATCGGCAGATGCGTCTATGCTTAAAATTCTTGTAAAAGGAAATGTTCCCGGAACATTCACCACATTTCCAGAAACAACGCTGCCGCTCTGCCCTTTCCAATAGCTGACTACGCCAGTATAGACGTTGGCACAATTCTCCTCTTGTTTTAGATCTACCAGGTCTTTTCCGTATCGAATAACGACACCACGATCAGAACCTCGATCATTTTCAAGAGATGCTGTAAATTTGTCATAATGCCACTCGCCACCAAACACATCCAACAGTGAACCGGCATTCCCGCCCATTAGGCTTCTGATGCATGTAGGAACTGATACACTGTATGCAGATTGCGTTGACCGTGTTGTTGTTAGAATAAACGGGCACGGTGTCAAACTCTTGCTGATCAACATTGCCATTGCCTGTTGAATGCCATTTGTTGAGAACGGTCCGCAGACATAGCCAAGCAGATCATAGATTAAATGATGTGCATTGACAGTAATGATTCCTGACAGTGGCTTTGAGATTTTGTAAATTCGAAACGGCTGCACATCATCGATATAATTTGGCTTTGCCAAAATAATTCGGCGCATCGCTATATCGGAAAAATGGATCCCTTTTACCGGATATTTAAGCTCCAGTTCATAAGATCCATTTCTTTCTTCTACGTCGTGACAGATTTGTGCATCTGTCAACTTTCCAATGCCTAAAGATGTAAACGAATTTTCATCTTGTTCATACAAGATCGGAATCATATCGTCCACCACCGTGGAATGATTTCCACCTTTGATATGCCACCGTCAAACGTGACTTTGCTTTCTCCTGGACCAATTTCAATAAAATCTGATCTGTCAACATAGCTATTCCTGAATTCAGCAACATTTCTGTAAACATTCTGTGTCTCACAGTCAATGTTCAAAAAGTCATCTAATGTATTGACCCTCATTGAAGATAGCCCAATCGCTATCGTTCCAGGTCCTGTTCCATATACCTTGATCAGTGGCTTTGCCTTATAAACCGAAGGATTAACTATGGTACCTTCATTCTTAACGGAAACAACCTTTTCACCACTTTTGTACCAGCGCTCTGGCAGAGCATCAAAATTCAATGCTGCTCTTCCCATCTTGTGTTTATAGTTCGTGATTTTTATTTCATCCGAAATAACGGCCATGCGATAAAACTGTGTGAAATAAGAATCTTCCAGCCGCGCATATCCATCAGAATAAACAAACTGTGAAAGCTTTTCACTTGCCTCTTCGAAACCGATGATATGTCCATCAAGGACAATCTCATACGGCAAACTTGAGTTTTCGTATTCTCCATCATCAATAATAAGATCCCCATTCTTGCCTGGAATGGAGATCTTACTTGTCTTTTTTTTTGGTTTCACATAAATCGGATAATGCTCAACAACAAAATAATAATCAGAAGACAATTTGCCATTGAAAATAATCATAAATTTCCTCCAAAAGCCATCCTCTTTTGATCAACTCTGTTCTGCAGCTCATCAAGGACATCATCAGCAATCTTCTTTTCGTCATGATTAGGAGACGCATAAACGGTAATATCACCTACGTTAATCACAGACGAATTTGCGTTTGTTTCATCACGTACAATCCGTCTAAGATCATCGAGTGCACCTACAAATTCAGGGCGTTTTTCACCTACGCCAATAATACTTGGACTGTTGAAAATGCCGCCTTTGTCATACCAATCAACAGATAAGTGAGGAATACTTGGTGGATTTAATGAAAAGGATCCGCTGATACCAAAATGTGGCAATTTGATATTTGGTAAATGCCAGTCAAAATTGAAAAAACCTTTAATTTTTTCAATGGAATTGCTAACATTTTGTTTAATTTCATCAAATTTATCAGTGAATTTTTTCTTAATATCACCAAGTCTTCCACCAGAAAGATCATTTAGCTTATCCATTCCAGCTCCCCATGTATCTTTCATTCCAGTCATATATCCAGCCATGATTCCTTTGATGCCACCACCATTATCATCATAGCTTTTTTTCATATCACCTAAGATCTGTGATGTTTTGTCTTTTGCATTCTGGATTTTATCTTGAATTGTGTTCTTGATCGAGTCAAATTTATCTTTTACATTGTCTTTAATAGATTCAACTTTATCGTGTATTCCATTTTTAATGTCATCCCATTTCTGCTGGAGATTTTCCTTTAGCTGATTCATTTTTTCTTTGATAGTATCCCAGTTCTTCCACAGAAGGACACCGATTGCAATCACACCACCAATGGCAGCAACAATCAGTCCAATAGGACTGAAAAGCATGCCAACAGCACCAATAACAGCTCCTATTCCACTGATGATTGGTCCAAGGATAGCCAATACTGGACCTATTGCGGCGGCAATAAGAGCTATTTTCACTATCATCTCCTGCTGTTGAGGAGACAATTGATCATATTTTTCTTTGAGTTTTTTCAAAAATTCCGTTGCTTTCTCAAGCATTGGGGCAACAACAGTTCCGATTGTGGCACCTAATTCAGCACCAGTCAGCTTCAATTGATTAAAAGTCTCTTTGGCCTTATCAATTGGATCTTCTGTATTGCTAAATGTGTCACTTACTTTTGTTGAATAGTCGTTTAGTGAAGTTCCCAAATTATCCAAGGAAAGTCTTCCTGATTTTGCCATATCCTGGAATGCAAGTGCATTCTTAGTACCAACTGTATCAGCAAGGTCCTGATATGAAATCGTTCCATCTTTGACACCCTGGACAAGGTTCTTCATTCCTTCTGATACATCCTGACCATCCTTTGAATACTTCTGTGCAGCCTTGCTCATTGCTTTCAATGCTGTCTCATCATCAATTCCTGCTTCGCTGAAATTGGAGAGCAGTGTAATAGAAGCAGATGCGTCTAAATTCATTGAACGCATTGTTGCACCGTTCTTTGACAGGGAATCCATCAGTACATCAACAGTGACACCAGTATCTTGTGCAGCTTTTGTAACCTGTCCTAAAAATCCTTCAGTGTCAGCATTCGTAAGATTGTAGGCCTTCATAGCCATACTTGCCTGATCAACAGAAGTTGTTACATCAGTCTTATTGATATCGGCGAATTTTACGAATGTAGTAGAAAGAGAGTTCAGCTCATCCCCTGTTGCTTTAAATCTTGTATTTACTTCACCAACAGCATCACCAGCTGTCTGCAGGTCTGTTGGAACAGTAGTAGCGACACTTTCGACAACGTCCTGCATACCCTTTAGCGCATCTCCAGAAGCACCAGTCTTTGTTGCAACAGTATCCATGGCGGCATCAACTTCATTGAATGCAGCAATAGATGCTCCTCCTACAGCAGTAATAGGAACAGTTAAATATTTGGTAAAATCCGCACCAATTTCACTGATTTTTTGTCCATAATATTTCAATTTTGATGCCGCTTCTTCTAATACTTGTTTTGTAACCGAACCAAAGCTATTGTGCTCATTTTTAAGAGATTTCAATTTTTCTTTTGTATCTATAATCTCACGTTGATAGGCATCATAGACTTCCTGTGTTATCTTGCCTGATTTTAACTGAGCAGACATATCCCCTTGATGACTCTTCAGTTCTTCAAGTTTATTCTTCGTCTGATCAATGGCCTGGTTCAGCTGCTGCTGTTTCTGTTTTAAAAGTGTCACATTCCCTGGATCAAATTTGAGGAGCTTTTGTGTGTCCTTCAAATTATCCTGGGTATTCTTGATGTCCTTATTGACACTTTTAAGAGCTGTTGCCAGTCCTGATGCATCACCAGTAAGTTGAATTGTAATTCCTCTTATTTTATCTGCCATCAGAACCAGCCTCCATTTCTAAATTTTTCTATATCATCCTGTGTTGCATCACGCTCAATCACTTCATCATTCTGAGAATTATCCGAATCTAAAATGCTCTCTTCGACAATATCTAGAACAATTCCTACAGTAAGTTCATGCAGGTCAGAAACGCTTATTCCCAACTGAAAACAGCGCAGTAAATAAAGCGCTGTTGTCATTTTTCTTTCTGACCCGCTGTTACTTTTTTTCTGTACTTTCCTCGCCGGTATCAGGCTGATCATCTACCTTCATATCTGCGCTGATCAAGTCTGTCAGTTCATCTCCGTGATTATATATGAGATCAAATGGGTTATCTGAAATTGTCTTCAGCCATCTCAGCTCATTAGTGCCAGTACGTTTTGCATCGGCATTATATGCCATTGCAAAAGCGAAATCCAAAATGATTTCCGGTTCTTTATCGGCCTTTTGGATATCATTAAAAAATGATTTTTTGGGAAAGAGCTGCCTATATACAATAGGCAATGCTCCATCGGAGGCAAATTCCCATTGACTGCCTCCGATTTCGATTGTCTTGTTCATATATTTCTATTAAGCCCCAGTAGTAGGAACTGCTTCATCAGGTTCTACAACTTTTGTGTACCATTCGTTCAGAACAGATGCAGGTGTTGTGCTGGATGAATGTGTCTGTACGTTTCCATCCGGTCTTGGTCTTGCTGAAAAACTGAGCTTATCAGTCTTTACGCCACCCTTCTGACCCTTTGTCTCACCTTCAAAATCAGGTCTAGAAGCAAAACAGTTATAGACTACATATTTCTGCTTAGACTGATCGCCCATGATCTCATACATACAAGCAAATCCAACAATTTCAGAATTTGCATTTTCAGTTACAAGACCATTCTTGTCTCCAAGAGTCTCTCCAAGGCAAGCAGTACGGAATGCATCAGTGATACGTGCAATTTCCAGATCACCTTTATAACCATTGTTCACATTCTGGTTATAGTAAACAATGTCATCTGCTTCAAATTCATTGATATCACCATCATGCTTGAGAGATAAGCTTACAGATCCAGGAAGTGCACTCACTTCACCATACGTATACTTACCATCTGTAATTCCTGTAATCGGCGCAAAATGGAAATTTTTCAAACCAAACTTTACTCTATTTTCGGTCATTTTTTACCCTTTCTTTTTAAATAAATAGCTGATACTTTACCATGTATATATTTTCAGAGTCGATTTTTCCTTCATCTTTCGAATAGAAAAAAGAAGCCAAAGCATGTTCTACATTAGCTTCTGCTGCTAGATCCTTATCTTCTGTATACAGTTCGACTTGGATCCCTGTTTGCGAATAGTACACAGCATCATCAGCCCCAAATATATCTGGTTGAATTGGAAGATAACATATGAAAGGAATCGATCCTGCTGGATCCTCTTTTGTGAACTCATAAAATGCTACAGGATATCCAGTTGTTTCAAGTACTTTTGCAAAATCTTCAAGTTCCATCACAGACTCTCCTTCAGATAACTGACCGCATTTTCTTCTGCGGACTCATTAACTGGCTCTATGTGAGGATATGCAGGTGTCTTTGCAAATGTTCTTCCAGTACCATTCCTGGTAACATGTCCATTTTCCAAAAGATGTGTCAGTCCTGGCTTGTTCTTGTTATAAACAATTCCTTCCACGGACAGTCTTTCTTTAGTTACTTTAGAAGTCCATCCGCTTGGGTATGCTCCAGTACGTTTTCCTTTTCTTTTACTGTTCCGAGATGAGAAAGATTTATGAGATTTCAGCTCTTTAGCTGATTCCTTCATAGATCTAGATATGGCATCTTCCATCTTTTCATCAACTTCAGATCCATAATCATTCAAAATAGCATTCATTTCTTCAGAAAAGTTGTCATTTCCCATTGCTGATACCGACCCTTTCCTCAAGATATAGCTCTATAGTGTCCCCATTAAGGAATCTGCGGTATACATCATATGGTCCTGCACTCATTATTTCATTTCCATCAACAACTTCTACTAAGGTCTGTCCGGAATAATCTTCAGTATGTACAATGGCACGGCCTGAGGACTTATGTCCTCCTTGCCCGGCATTGTATTCCTCTGTAGAAGAAACGCTCTGCAAGTCGCAGTAGACGGTCTTTTTTGTTTTAGATGTAACGAACTGTTTTAATGCATTCTGCGTTTTTGTCTCTGTTACAAGAGTAATCTCATCTGAGAAATACATGTCATTCACCTGAAACAGTGCCTTGATAGACACTCTTTCTAAGATTATCTACTGCGTATAAATAGTCTTCTCTATTTCTTGCAGCATCATCTCCAGAAATGCCGAATTTCCAGCGGGCAAAAGCCCGCTGGCATCCAAGCACCAATGCATTTTCTTCACTGATTGCTACTTCCTCTGAAACACCGACACGGATCATATCAGCACGGCATTCTTCGATAATGTCTTTCAGTTCTGAATCTGTTTTATCAGATTGATTGCGTCTGACAGAGAACCGAATCTTTCCTAAATAGTCATCACTAATTGAATTAATTGCCATGCTGTTCTCCTCCTATATCAGATCAAGCCTTTGCAGCCTGAGTAATGACTTCCATACCGCCAATTGCACATACTGCAGCATTTGCAGTCTGCACACCGCGGACACCGATCATGTTAGTGTCGAAGTAAGCACCGCCTTCATCGGTCTTGATTTCATACTGGTCCCACATTGGCATTGTTACAGTCATTGGCTGACCATATACCTGAGTTCCTGCTGCAAGTTCATCAGTAATACGGAAAGGTACGACCGTTCCGCCTTCCTGAATTGTTCCAGATGCATTTGTTCCTGGATCAAAAACAATTTCATAGAGTGCTTTCTTCTCATTTGTTCCACGGATCTTTCCAAGAATCGACAGATCTGTCTGACAAAGATAAAGCTTTGCCATTCCCTTGCCCTTAATAGGCTTGAATCCAAGCACGACATCGCGAAGGAAGTTCTGATCCAACGGCATGGAATAAACTCTTGTTGCCAGTGAATCTGTTTTTGTAATAGCAGCAAAGATCTTATTCTCTGCCATATCGCGGAGTGCGCCAAGGGCGGACATCTCAATTTCACCAAGATAATCAAGAGAAGTCATCTTCTTTACCTGGTTAGAAATAGAATCGAGTGTTCCCCACTCTACAGGATTGATCTCGACGAAGTCAAAATCTGTACCAGTTCCGCCGATCTTGCTTCCATCTGTAACATCTGCAGATGTTGCCTTTGTCTTTTTATATGCAACCTTGTAAGCACCGGATCCTGTCAATGCAACCGCTCTGACATCATCAACGATAGAAGATTCATTCTCTGCCAGTCCATTGATTCCTTCAACAGATGTAGGCTTTGCGATTGTGCCAGTAGAAAGCAGGGCACGCATTTCTGTACGTCCTGTCTTGACCAGTGTATTAGCACGTTCTTCTCTTGCGTTATTGGATCCTTTTGATTCCTTTGATTCTGGAACTGCATTTGGCTTGAGCATATCGGAAATATCCATCTTGGAACGGATATCTCTTTCCTCTTCTGATAAGCTCTTTGCTTCGGTTGTGATCTCCTTTACACGTTCAGCTGTTGGCTGCTTTTCTTCATTTGTCAGCTCGCCCTTAAGTTCAGCCTTACGGTCTTCGATCTCTTTGAGTCTTTCTAAATACTTGTTCATTTTCTATCCTTTCTCGCTCATAAATTGAGCAATGCCAGTGCTTTTGATCTGGCCAATTCATATTCAGCCCGCTTTGCAGATCTCTCCGTCTGAATCTCTTTGATCACTCCGTCATAGAAATTTCGAGCACTGATTTCAGTAGCATCATTGGCTGGCAGGCTGACAGCTGAAACGTCATAAAGCTTGCCAATCTTTGTGATTGTTCTGAGGACTGTTGTTGTATGGTTCTCCATATCCTCAGTTACTTCTTTCTTATCTTCGGTAATCGTGAATCCAAAAGACATCTTTGTAGTATATCCACCATCGATTTCTTCAAGCAGCTGTTTCCCAATCGTTGTTCCACGCAGCTTTGCCTTTGTATTTAATCCATGGTTATCAATCTCAAGAGCCAATGTATTATTTGTTAAACGTGCAAAGACTCTTCCTTCATGGTCATACTGCATGATGACATCGCTCATATCACATTCATCAAATGCGTGCGGATCTACCTGTTCATTAATGATGTATGTCTCTCCGCAAAATACATCACGGTATAAGTTGTATGGTTCATTGAATGTTGTTGCATATCCTTCAACATCAAATCCATCATCAGGTTCACCATCTTGGAGTGCTCTTAGATGGATGCTATTCATCTTTCGATACGTCCTACCTGATTCCAACTTTTTAAGAATCTTGTCCAGTTCCTTTGTCATTTTCATCATCTCCTTCAGATGTTTGTTCTTTATTCTGATCATTAGTACCCTGATACTTCGAAAGCTCTGTGCTCTTGACATAATTGAGCGATACATACCTATCATCACCATCTTCTGTTGGTGAATAGCCAATAAGTTCACGCTGCTCATTTGTTGAAAGAAGTCCAATATCTTTAGTATTTGTGATAATGCTCAATTTTGTCTGCCAGCTGGCACCAGTAGCAGCGCTTGAATATACAATGATCTGATTACCGAATCCTTGTTCTCTGGAAGTAAATAGAGCATCTGTAAAAGCCTCGCTCATTTCCTCCCATAAAGGCTCAACAATAGAATCGTAATAGTTCTGCATGATCTGTTCAGATGCTATATTGCGCACAACTTCTTCTGGTGTCCTCCAGAATGTATAGATGCGATCGTATATTTGCTTTTGCTGTGCTGCGTTAGCGCTCCAGGCAGTGACAGACAGCGGAGTATACTCTTCTGTACTATCGACTGTCACAACACCGCCATTGGTGGCAGCAGCTTTCATGCGGTTCATGAAATCAGTCTGTGTCTGCTCAGCAGATTTTGTTGCAAGCATCGAATTCTTCTGCCGCAATATTCCATGGATCTTGTTAGATATCTCAACCGCCTGTTTCAGTCCTTCATCAATGCTGTCTGCCATTTCCATGCTCTGCTGGACCTGATCATTGCTCTGGCTTGCATATCCTGTACCATCATATTTCCGGCGAAGAATGATCAGATCTTCGACCAGGACTGTATACTGCTGCCCTTCTGTATCAAAGAACTGTACTGCATGGCCGCCATTTGTAAGTTCTCTGACTTCAAATCTCAAATAGATTAATGGCCATATCTCAACTGGATGCATTGCAGCATCCCACTTTACCCAAGCAAATGCGGTATTGGCTATCTGCAGGTTCCAGGTCAAGGCATAGATGAAATCCTGACGTGACATCATTGGATTTGGCTTATTAAAAAGCCTAGTGTATTCACTAGACCTGTTGATCTTCAATATGCGCCCATCTTTGTCTTTCAGAACGTGTACTATCTGCCCTTTTGCTACATGAGTTGCATTGCAGTCTATGATTGCATTGCATATAGCATTGTCAGCGATATTGCCACTGTTTGATCGTGACTTAGACCAAGCTCCGGAGATGAAGTAAGTCCGTCCTTTGAAACTGTTGATTACATTTTGTAAAAATCCCATTTTCTCACCTCACCTCAAATATGGTACAAATTCATCTGAATGGTTCTGCATTCCTACCCACGCATTAAGGAGAGATACCATGCCATCAATTCTGCGATTGCTCGCACATTTGATTGGCTGGATCGTCTCTATTCCGTTTTCATTCAAGCTCTTCTTTGCTGTGTTCAAAAGACACCATCTTAGTACAGGGTTGTTTTGATACACTACCCTATGCTCCTGGAATGCTCCGTAAAGAATCTTCATCGGATAAGACCATGTAAACGGTCCTTGGCGGATCTTGTCCATTTCGAAGCCAATTTCCGTCATTTCTGGTGCCCAATATCCAGAGAGCGCAGCATCATAACAGATCCACAATGGTCTTATGTCATGTTCTTTCACCATATCAACAAACCACATGCTCACATCGTGATAATTGACTGTTGCTCCATCGCATATCTTTATCCATCCCTGCTCAGCCCACAGACGATAAGGCGCTTCTTTGTCTGTCCGATGAGCCTCATCAGCTGGCTGCAGTTTTGATTCTGGAATGAAGTATTTCTGAAGCACATAGAAGTTATTGTCATTTGGTTTGCATATCAGCAATGAAGCACACGTCAAGTCAGTAGTTGCAGATAGATCACATCCTCCGATTGCGTAAGAATGTTCAAGATATGACATCGGAACCACTTTTTCATTTACTGCTTCTTCAAAACTGAGCCATCCTTCTGCACTATTCTCCGGCTCATTGAAATCTTTTGTAAGAACTGTCGGAAGGAATTTTGGATCTCTCTTTGCCTGCGCTACATGGTCAGCAAGCTTCTGCAAACTCTTGATATGACCTAATCCTGGATTTGCTTTCTCCCAACATTTTGGGTCTGTCCATTCTGATCTATTGTCAAGCTTATAGATCAGGACAAGCATTTTGTAATCGTGGAATGAATCAGTCCAAAGTGCAACATTCTTTGCATAAGAAAATTTGTCATCAAAAAAAGCTTCACGTATGAAGCCATTTGTTGATATGAGCCAATAAAGTGGCTGTTCACGTTCCGCCTGGCTCTGTTTCATTACATCATAAAGAGCACTGTTCTTCTGTGCATGGAATTCATCCTGACATACAAATGATGCATTCAGGCCATCAAGGTTATCTGTCTTAGATGCCTTTGGCATGATGATTCCAAAGTTTATTCCACAGTAAACGTCTGATTGTCTTTTCTTCTCAAGTTTTCTTAAAGCAGGAGATTGGACTCTCATGTTGCATACTTCAGTAAAGACCTGTTTAGCCTGGTCCTTTGAGTTTGCTACACAATAGATCTCAGGACCATTTTCATTGTCATTGAGCAGCATGTCATGCTCAACTGCAGCGGTCTCAGTAGACTTTCCGCATTTTCTACCACGGATATCAATGACCTCATTGAATCGGCGCATGCCAGTATTTTTATTTACCCATCCAAATACCAGCTGCATCTTTGCCAGCTGGAATAATTCAAATTTGATTGGCTGCTTACCGCTTTTCCCTTTTGACTGCCGGCAGAACTTCTGCATGAAGTCAATGTGCCGCTGTCCAAGTTCTGGCCGAAATTCGTAGCACCATTCTGGATCAGATGGAGGATTGTCCATCCATCCACATTCTCTTTCGTACACCGCCTTAATCAGTTCATTTGCCGGAATCTCTCCTGACCGGATCTTTTCTAAATAAAGCTTCGGCCAGTTTGTTACATTAGCTGCTGCCGTTGCTGCCATTGTTAATAAAATCTAGCAGCTCTTGTGCTGCATCCTTTTCCTGTTCATCCGGCAGCAAGCCAGACAGCTGCTTTACAAGACTCTGATAGATCTGTGTGTACTTTGGTTTCAATTCTGCGGGGACTGATTTCTTTGTGCCCCATTGGTTCTCACCATTTTGATATTGATCTACAACTCCATCGCGCTGGATGAGCATGTTGATCTCCGTGATTGTTGCTGCATAGGTAGCCGCTTCATCTATGAGAGTGATGTTGAGCTTTACTCTGTCAGGATCCGCTGCCTTCAGAGAACTTAGAATCTGACGTTTAAATTTCTTGGAAAGCTTGACTCTGTCTGCTTGGCTCATCACCTGGTTAAATTCATCATCTGCCATTAAGTTCTCCTTTCTACACCCATTTGACCACACCCCTCGCCAAAATCGTCCAGTCGGCTCTTCCGTTGAGAGCTCACCGGTCCTGCGGCGGCGGGTATTTTATTTTGATGACCGGGGGGCCATACCGTTGTTTACTTTTTTTAATTGTCCATCTGAATCGAAGTAGTAGTTCATATCACAATCGATGAATGCTTTTCCGTGATCCGCATTAGTTATCAATGTATGACATGAATGACATAAGGATTGAAGATTAGATGGATTGAGCGTGATGTTTGGATCGTGCATGTTCTTCTCTGTTATCTCAACGATGTGATGTACATCTGTTGCACGCTTCCCGCAATATAGACAAGTGAAGCCGTCACGCAGCAGTACTGTCTTGCGTACTGCTTTCCATTCTCCAGTCTTGTAGAACCATCGTGTTGCATTACTGGCCATAGTGCAGCATCATCTTTCTCCAGTCCTTGTACCTGTCACAGTACATCTGCTCATGCACACCGCATCTCCTGTTGCACTTACAGCAAGGGCTCTTCTGCCTATCCTCTACTTGAATCATTGCGTCAACGTATCTGTCATGTGTGTTTAGGTTGTGGATATCATCAATGTCATCGTCCATCATGCAGATCCTCCAGGTACTTCTTTCTCCAGTCGATGTATCTCTTGCAGTGCTTTGCATTAGTACAAACAATGTCTATGTTCTTACATGTTCCGCATGGGCTGAGCTGTGTCCCCTTCTTCGTTGCTTTCTTATTACGTTTCATATATCTTTATCCTCCAGAAATAATCTGGTTGTTTTCAGTTCTGCCGCAGAAAGGAGGTTTTATTCAGAAAACATAAGCGCGGCAGAGTGACATAAAGAGCCAGCATAGATCATCTGCCTTGATCTCTGTTGGCTCTTCGTCTTTTACACAATAACACGTTTGCTCCGAACAACACCGAACAAAACGAACAGGTTTTATTTATTTTTGAAATATCTCTTTACAAGCATCCTGCACGAATCTCCTGTCATTTTGGAATATAGGTTCTTTGCAGTCTCTTTCCAGCTCAGATCATCAAGGTAATGGAACCTGATTATTGTTGCCAGTTCCCTGTTATCTAGTGTATCTAGCCACTTCTCTATTGCTATGATCCTGTCTGTATACTCTCCAACCTTATCATCAATGAGCTTGTCGATCTCTGCTATCCTCTTGACTGCCTTTACTGTTGGATCTCCTGGTGATGAAGAATGTGAACCTCCATCTGATACTGGAGAATGGATTGGCCGGTATAATGACCTCTTTTCAATTTCCAAGGACCTGATATTGTTCTTCAGCTGCTGATATTCTTTCAGTTCATCTAATGTCATTGGATTCTGCTTTCCTGCGCTTCATCCTGATCACACTGATATAACCACCTAATTTACTGTTGAGCTTGAACAGTCTTTCTGATAAATGGATCATTTTTAGGCTCTCAGTGTCAGTATCTTCTTTTTTGATGCTGTTTTTGATATTGCTCCTGGCAATGATGATTGCAGCAATCAGATCTTCCAGATCCTCTTCATTCAATCGGATGGTCGTTTTCTCTTTTTTCCCCTCCATATTCTCCTCTTTCTAGAACATTCCTGAAGTTGACAGAATATAAGTTAAGTAAACTTCGCAGACATTCATATTTTTTATTGTTTTCGTTTCTGCTGTGCGGTTTCATGAATTCATGCTGTTTTTCATCTTTACATAATTTCATATGTTAAGTTCAGCTATTCGAACTTGCCGAAACCGTATTTGATTCCAATCCTGATCTTCTCTACTTCGTCTTCCTCAAGGCAGATATATCTTGCTGTGATGATCGGATCAGAATGCTGCAACACTCTCATGACCTTGAATATATCATGGCAGTCATCGTACAGCCACCTTGCATAGCTCTTGCGGAGGCTGTAAGCTCCGACGTTATACTTTATGCCTACCTCTTTAGAAAGCTCTGTAACGAACTTCCAGGCCGCCTGTCGGCTGAGTGGTTTGTTCTTTGAATCTATATGCCATCTGAAAATGAACTCATCCCTGGTGAATCTCCACTTCGTCGTGTACTCGTCAAGGAGCTTGTACATCTCCGCTGTGAGCTCATAGTTCTGCACCTTTCCTGTCTTATGCTCTTTGATGTAGAACTTCCCGCCGGCAAAATTGCGGGGCACGATCTCAAGAATCGTATTCGTCCGGCAGCCTGTATTCACGCCGACCATTAGCATTACATAGTTGCGGTCCCACCTGTACTCAGTGTCAGATCCAGGTTCGGCCTTCTGTGCATGGACCTTGCAGGCACGCTGCAGCTTTTCAAAATCTTCCCTGGTGAAGTACCACATTGTCTGTTTCCCCATTTTCGTTGAGGTCTTCCGCTGATAATCGTCATTCGGATTATCCATTCGCTTTGGCATTCCCTTTGGAACTACCTTTGTTTTCTTTGATCTGCTTGAGCCTTCATATCTGGCCATTCCGCTACCCCTTTTCTATTCTTTTGGATCTTCCTTTAGAAAAACAACATCAACTCCAAGAATATCTACCGCATCTATCACATTTTTTAGCGTTCATATTCTATTCCTCCGATTTCAGAAAGCTTCTTAACGTGAGAACATTTGAAGTAAAGATTCCCTTTTTCATAAATGTTTTCTTGAACTAAAAAATAGTAATTCTTTAGTCTTTCCCTCTCCATTTCTTTTGAAACCCTTTTGTCTGATGTGCTGCACAATATTCCAGAAATTGATTGATCATCAAAAAATATCAAATTCACTCTCTTACCCAAGTATTTTTCTAGATCAACTCTCTTCATCCAATCTTTCTCCTACTCCTAATAAATAATTCCCGTAACCAACAAATGAATTTCCCATAATCTTTGAAATAGAAGATACCATTTTCATAAAAGATACTCCAAGTTTAGATACTTGTTCTGCAAGATGATATAGGCCAGATTTCCGTAACCAGTATTCTTCAACTGATATCTTTTTCCACCGGCAATATCTCCTGATCTTATTTTTCTGAATTCTTATGCGTTTCTTTTTCTTCCTGGTCATTGCCATGATCAACATTCTCCTTTAGCAGTTCTGATGCTATATAATCAACTGCTTTCACCGTGTTGCAAGCGTGATCCCTTGCAGTACACACTGAATAAGAAGTTTTTCCATAATCATATGTGTCAAGCAAACCACATTTGCATTTCCAATCTTCACCGGATGCATCAAGATCAAGCAATATGCATTCTGAGCACCCACAATTTTCAGGAATAGAATTTTTAACTAGTTTATTCAGCAGATCCATATTCAGATTCTTAATATGTTTAATATCCAAAATGTGAATAGACGGTTGCCATTCCTTTATAGCCAATGCAGCATATCCCTTTTCGATTCCCCACCCTTCAAGAATGAACGTTATTTGATATGCTTTTTTGCTGATAGAATGATTCACATCATTACCGTTTTGATCTATTGGATTGAACTTGATAAGATCTCCAGTATGAAAATTTCTATCCATCTTTCTGATCTCAAAGTTCTTCACTCCACTCTCTACCAGATCACAGAACTGAAGCTGTAATTTTAGAACGTGTATTAGCATGATGTACTCTTTCTAACGCTCATTACATCAATTAGCGTATTGCTGTTCTTTTTGACCATATCCCGTACTGCTTTATCAATATCTTTTGATGGATTGTTGTTATAACGTGCTCTTATTTGAATTATTTCATTTCCATTAAGCTCCACATTGGCAACAATTTTTTTATTAGAATCTCTTACAATGTATAAGAGACACTCTCTTTTTGAATATTTTTCCAAATATCCAAAAATACAATTGTGCATGTATTTTGCATTGCTCTTTAGTTCTTCTATAGTCTTTACCGGAGTAATAGCATATTTTTTACTTTTGTAATTTGGAAGAGAATTTACAAATCTAGAAAGTGCTTTGGCAGCCTTCTCATTTTTTTCTTTTTCCTTTTGCTCTCTGATGATATCTTGGATTTTTTCGTCTTCCGAAGAAAAATCTTTTGGATGCTTATTTTTTATTCCAAGTTTTTTACATGATTCTAAATAGTCAATGTAATCAGAAACTCTTATATTGTTCGTTATCAAATATTCCTGATCATACTTATTCAAATTTTCATTGACACATTTTTTAATAATCACATTGTTGTATTCTTCTGGAGAATACCATGGAAATTTCATTTTGTAATTGCTTTTGCGAACGGAATCATAATCGTTTAGATTAAACATCACCATTCTTTGCAATTGTATTTCGGATAATATATGTTTTTTTGCAATTGATATCTGCGTTGATTTCAATGTCATATTCCCCAATATGCTAAATAGATAATCTTTTTTATTTGCAAATGAATTTTTATTTCTGATAAATGGATGCCCATATCCATACATGCATTCAAACACTCTCCATGATTCTGTAGGCTTTTTCCACTTTCCTGTTTTTTCCCAATCCATAACAATATTGTTTCCATACATTCCTATATGAATATCTTTTAATATTGAATAAATAGGGTCCTGGCCTGAATTACCATCTTCAGAAATATATGCTCCGTAAAACTTAGCAACAAGTTTTGTTCTAATGTTATGTGCCTCATTAAATTTCCTTGTGAAAGTAATGCGATATCCATTGCGTAAGCCATGTTCTTTATCATCCTTAATTGATATCCAATTGCTCATTTGCTCCAGCTTATCTGTCACTCTATTTATTTTTCTCCAGCACATAGGGCAAATGTGAGAATTTCTGATTTCTTTAAGAACATCTTTTGTAACAACCAGCGTTTGGCTGCATTGTGTGCAGTAACACTTGTATTTGCTAAAATATGGTTTCATATACATCTCAGCACGCGATCTAAATACCGTTTCCGCCATCACTTTCTTCTGATCAGATGTAAGCCTCATAGCTTAAACAGTTGGAGCCTTTCAACACCCGGAATTTCATCTTTCTTTTCCTGTTTTGCTTTCTTAACATACTTTCCTTTTTTAACTTCTTCTTCAGTATCTTCATCCGCAGCATCCGCAACGGTTTCAACTTTAATGCTCTGATCATGGAAATAATCAAATGCCCAATTGAATACAATGTCGTTTTCAACCACAGCCATTCCATTCATTGCTCTCTTTTCTGCAAGCTTGTGGATGTAATTCATCATTCCAGGAACGGTCCTATCTTTTCTGGATTCTACTTCATTCCTAAACGATTCATCTTGGCTGCACAATTCAGCCAGGTGCTCACAGATAACGCTTGCATTAGAATCCTTGCTCTTTAATTTTTCCTTGTAGTCTGGCATACTCTCTCTCCTTTTCCATAAGCCTAATTTCTTGCGATTGGTGGAGAATCGTTAACGTCTGCTGATCAATTATCAAATTCATTTCATGTACAGCCAATTCGAGTCGTTTGCATTTGTACTGCAATAATTCAATGTCTTCCATCAGACAATCAC